CCTCGCCGGGCGCGGGCGACGCCCGCTTGGCCGCACCCGCAATGGGCGCTGGAGCGGTGTGCGTAATATTTGACGCACACCGCTCTAGCCTTGGTCGGTTCAAGAGCGTAAACCAAGCCATCGGTAAACAGCAGGAACCGGAGCCGCTTGGACAGGTCGTTGCCACAAAGCCGATGCGTCGACGGGTGGTCGCCAGTAGGAAGGGGACGGCGGCCCAGGTCCTTGGGCGGCTAGACGGCGCCGACTTGTGGGGCGTGACGAACGGTCAGTTTTCCCTGATCGATATGATCGAGCATGTTTTGGATCAAGTGGGCCCCGCCGACGTGGTCGTGTCGACGTGGACCATGGGCATCTATGATCGCGAGACGTCGGAGCGTTTTTGTCACGATGGCCGGATCAAGCGGATCCGTTGGCTTCTGGATCCGTCCTTCTTCTCTCGTCGGCCCGAGCTGTCGGGACAACTGGTGAAGGCCTTTGGCGTGGACAGTTTCCGAGCCGCCAACACGCACGCCAAATTCGTGGTCATCCGCGGCGTCGGGAAAGTGGTGACCATCGCTTCATCGATGAACCTCAATCCGAACAACCGCATCGAACATTTTGTGCTGACCGAGGCGGAAGAGCCCGCGTGCCACTTCGAGGCCATCGCCGACGAAGCCTGGAAGGTAGTTCCCGCTGGGGAGACGAAAACTCAGGCCAGAGCCGCGTTCGAGGACATCCTGAAGGCGTTCGAGCCTTTCGAGGCCGGTGGAACCGTCGCGCCGCCGCGCTTGGTCAAGACGGAGGGCCAGGAGGAGTCGGAAGAGCGTCTCCGCGAGCCCTCCAACTGGACAAAGGCGGAGGCGGAGCGGCAGAAGGAAATAAACCTTGCCCGCCTCCGCCGCCTGGAGTTCGAGGAGAAGGCGGGCAAGCTGGTCGAGATGGCGAAAGCCGAGAAGGTCTTGTTCGAGGCCGCGAAGGCGGCGAGGGACATGTGGATGAACTGGCCGGCGCGGATTGCCCCCATGGTTGCCGCCGACCTCGGGGTGGATGCCGACAAGGCGGCCGAGGTTCTGACGGCCTATGTCCATGAACAACTCAGTCAACTCGGGGAGCCGGAAGCCGACTTCGGTCGATAAGGTCGAGCGCCTCCTACGGTCTTGGCGCCTTGGGTGGACGCCCCCGGCCAGGATGTCGATCCCTGATTGGGCGGACGAATACCGCCGCCTGGCGGGCGAGGCCGGGTCGACGGCCGGGCGGTGGCGAACGGCGACGGTCGAGATCGCCCGCGGGCCGATGCTGGCGGCGACCGAACCGGGGGTTCACACGATCTCGGTGATGTGTTGCACCCAGTTGATGAAAACGGCCCTGATCGAGAACGTTTTCGGCTTCTTCGCCCACCTGGACCCGTGCCCGATCCTGCTGGTTCAGCCGAAGGACGACGCGGCCCAACAGTTCAGCAAAGAGCGGATCGGCCCATTGGTGAAAGCGACGCCCGCGCTCAGGGCGTTGGTGGGGACCAGCAAGACGCGATCCAGCGAGGAGACGCTTCTCTTCAAGTCCTTCCCCGGCGGCTTCCTTGCCCTGGTCGGCGCTGGCAGCCCGGACAACCTGGCCCGCCGCCCGGTGCGCGTGACCCTTTTCGACGAGGTCGACAAGTACCCGGTCACCCGCGAAGGCGACCCAATCGACCTGGGCGAGGAGCGAACCGCGACCTTCGGCGTCAACTGGCTGTCCGTCCGGGCTTGCTCCCCGACCATCGAGGGCGAGAGCCGGATCGAGGCCAAGTACGCGGCCAGCGATCAGCGCCGGGCCTCGGTCGAGTGTCCGCACTGCCAGCACCGGCAGTTCCTGGATTTCTTCAAGCACGTCGAATGGGAAAAGGACGGGGAGGAGCACCGACCGAAGACGGCGCGGATCTACTGCGAGGCCTGCGGCTGCGAGTGGTCCGAGGGTGACCGACTGCGGGCGTTGGCGACGGTGCGCTGGCATCAGACACGGCCGTTCCAGTGCTGCGGTCGGCGGCATAGCCCGCTGGACGCCTACGAGCGGGCATGGCGCGAAGACGAAGACGGGGCTGTCGCCCAAGTCTGGGATTGGTGGGCCGGTGATCGCTGGGGCGTCTACCGGGCCCGATGCCCGGATTGCGGATCCTGGGGGGTCGAGAACGAGAACGCGGGCTTCCAGGCCTCCAAGCTCTACAGCCCCTGGCAGAAGGACAAGCCGTCGGACATCGCGGCCAAGTGGCTTGCTGCCCAGGCCGACGACGAGAAGAAGCAGGTCTGGTGGAACACCCAGCTCGGATTGCCATACCGGCCTAGGGTCGGTCGAGACATCAAGCCTCATGCGCTGATGGAGCGCCGGGAGGTCTGGCCCGGCGACGTTCCGGCGCCGGTGGCGATGTTGACGGCTGGCGTTGACACCCAGGACGACCGCCTTGAAGTCGAGGTGGTCGGCTGGGGTCCCGGCGAGGAGTCCTGGTCGTTGGCCTACGAGGTCATCGAGGGTGACCCGGCCCAGCCCGATGTCTGGGAACGGTTGGACGAACTGCTGACACGGTCCTGGTTGCGGGCGGACGGGCGGCCCTTCGAGATCGCCGCAGCCTGCATCGACTCAGGCGGGCACCACACCCAGACGGTCTACAAATTTTGCCGGGATCGGCGGTTGCGCCGCGTCTGGGCGATCAAGGGCGCCTCCGAAACCAGCGGTCAGCGGTCTCCGGTCTGGCCGTCCTCTCGGATGAACCGGAAGCGGAGCCGAGACAACAAGCCGGTGATCGTTGGCACGAACGCGGCCAAGGATACGATTTCCAACAGGCTGGCGGTCGAGACGTTGGGGCCGGGATACATGCACTTCCCGGCGGCCCGCGACGCCGGATATTTCGAGCAGCTGACCGGTGAACGGCTGGTGGTGAAGCGCCGCGGCGGTCGGACCTATCGGGTCTGGGAGCCGAAAAAGGGAGTTGCCCATGAGGCCCTGGACTGTCGCGTCTACGCCTATGCCGCCTTGTGGGGAATGATCGTGAACCACAGAACCGATCTTGATCGGGAAGCCTCGAAGGTCGGCGCCGACGATGCCGCGCCGATCGTTCGCGTCGGAACGCCCGAGGCCCAGCGCCTGGAAGCAGAGAAAGAGCCTGTGATCGAGAAGCCGGTCGAGAAGCCCAAGCGCCGCCCGCGACGGGTGACGCGCTCGCAGTGGATGGGGTGAGGCATGGCCTGGACCGAAGCCGATAAGGATGCGCTCAAGGCCGCGATCGCCACGGGTGCCCGCGAGGTCGAGTACAGCGACGGCAGCCGCATCGCGTATCGGAGCCTGCGTGAGATGAAGGAAACGCTGGGTATGCTGGAGAAGGATATCCGCCCGTCGGCGGTACGCGTTCGCACTATCCGCATCACCGGCGGGAGCGGCCTCTGATGGGCCTGATCGCACGAAGCAAGGCCGCGCTCCGCGCCTTCACCGCATCGAGCACCTACGGCGCCGCCTCGACAGGGCGGCGTTCACGCGTTTGGGGTGGCGTGAATGGGGGACCGAACGTCCCGGCGACGAACCTGCCAACCCTTCGCAACCGGTCCCGCGACGCGGTCCGCAACGACCCCCTGGCGGATTCCGCTGTCGACGTGGCCGTGACCAATATCATCGGCACCGGCATCAAACCACAGTTCGCGACCAGCGACTCGGGCCTGAACAAGGAACTGGCCGACGCTTGGCTGGCGTGGACCGACGAGTCCAGCCCTGACGAAGGCCTCGATTTCTACGGTCAGCAGGCCTTGGCCGTTCGCTCCATGGTCGAGGGCGGGGAGGCGTTTGGCCGGTTTCGCCTGCGTCGGGCCGCCGACAACATGTCGGTGCCTCTCCAGATCCAGCTTTTGGAGGGCGAGCACTGCCCGACCGAAATGAGCGAAGCATTCGACCGGAACACCATCGTCTCAGGAATCGAGTTCACGCCCATTGGCCAGCGGGCCGCCTACTGGCTCTACCGCAGCCACCCATATGACGGCACAAATGCGCGCCTCGATCTGGGGCAACCGGTCCGGGTCCCGGCCTCGGAGGTCTTTCACCTACGGCAGATCCGGCGGCCCGGCCAGGTCCGGGGTGAGCCCTGGTTGACCCGTGCCCTGGTCAAGTTGAACGAGTTGGCGCAGTACGACGACGCCGAACTAGTTCGGAAGAAGATCGCGGCCATGTTCGTCGGTTTCCGACGTCGGCCAATGCCGGATGGCGTGACGGCCGACGAGCTCGCCGAGATCTGGGGCGAGGCGGAAACCGAGGATGGTGTCGGGCACGTCTCCATGGAGCCCGGCACCATGCAGGACTTGGACCCGGGCGAGGATGTGGAGTTCTCCGCCCCGGTTGACGTGGGCGGTTCCTACGAGGTCTTTCTTCGCGAGCAGCGCCGGGCCGTTGCCGTGGCCGCCGGTGTCCTGTACGAGCAGGTGACCGGGGACTATTCCAAGGTCAACGACCGCACGTTCCGGGCCTCGGTCAACGAGTTTCGTCGCCGCTGCCAGATGTGGCAGCACCACCTTGCTGTCTACCAGATGTGCAGACCGACTCACCGGAAATGGATCTCCGCGGCGGTGCTGTCGCGCCGGATCGTGCCGCCTCGTCTGATGGCCGATACCGACCTGATCAAGGTCAAGTGGGTTCCCCAAGGTTGGGCCTACATCCATCCCGTTCAAGACGTGCAGTCCCAGCAGATGGCGGTGCGCAGCGGCTTCAAGTCGCGCGCCGAGGTGGTATCGGAACAGGGCTACGACGCGGAGCAGATCGACGCCGAGCAGGCTCGTGACAACGCGCGCGCCGATGCACTCGGCCTGTCCCATGACAGCGACGGGCGCCGGGCCGCGACCGATCCGACGAAGGCGGCGGCCGTCGCCGATGAACCCACCGCGCAAGAGGTCTGAGCCATGGCGAAGAGCTGGTACAGCATCCGCAACGTCAAGAAGGGCGCAGCGGAGGTGAAAATCTATGACGAAATCGGCCTGTGGGGCATCCGCGCCGCCGACTTCTCCCGCGACCTGAAGGCGGCCGGGGACGACCTGTCGGAGATCATCGTCCGCATCAACAGCCCCGGCGGGGCCGTCTTCGACGGCCTGGCGATCCACAACATCCTGAAGGACCACGCGGCGAAGGTCACGGTGAAGGTGGACGGAATCGCCGCCTCCATCGCCTCCGTCATCGCCATGGCGGGTGATCGGGTCGAGATGCCTGAGAACGCCATGATGATGATCCACGACCCGTCCGGCCTCGCCTTCGGCACCGCCGAGGACATGCGCGAGCTTGCGGACGTGCTCGACAAAATCAAGGCCTCCCTGGTGAGCGCCTATCGCAACAAGTCCGGCATGTCGGATGACGAGATCGCCTCGATGATGGCGGCCGAGACGTGGCTGTCCGCCGCCGAGGCGAAGGAGAAGGGGCTGGCTGACGAGGTGACCAAGGCGGTCAAGCTCGCGGCCTGCGCCGACCCTGACACCCTGACGAACCTGAACGCGCCGGCGGCCGTGCTGTCGGCGTTCTCGCGGCAACCCGCCGCACCTTCCAACACCGACACCAAGGAGAACGCCATGTCGGAGAAGGACAAGCAGCCGGCGGGCACGACCGACGCCGGCGCCGATGCCCAGGCCAATGCCGAGCGCGACCGCGCCGCGAGCATCGCCAAGATGTGCAACGAGGCCGGCGTGCCGGGCCTCATCGACGGCCTGATCGCGGCCGGCGCCTCCGTCGAGGACGCCAAGGCCAAGGTCAACGCCTCCGCCGAGATCAAGACCCTCTGCGCGCAGGCCAAGAAGCTGATGCCGGCCATGGACGTCGAGGCCATGGCGAAGGAGTTCAGCGCCAAGGGCGTCTCCCCCGAGGTGGCCCGCGCCGCCCTGTGGGACAAGGTCGCCGAGGCCAGCGAGGCGGTGAACATCGTCAACACCCTGTCGCCGCAGGCTGTCGCGCAGCCGGGTAAGCAGGAAGCGGCGAACGGCATGGATGCCGCCGTCGCCAAGGCCAACCGTCTGGCTGGCTTCGCCGGCAAGTAAGGGAGCACCAAGAGCATGACCACGTTCACCGAAGACCTGCACGCCGGCGCCTTCATCGTCTCCGAGGGCAACGGCTGCGTTTCCCGCGACCGCATCACCGTCGTGTCCGGGCAGAACCTCAAGGCCGGCGCCGTCCTGGGCAAGATCACCGCCTCGGGCAAGTACGCCGAGTACGACAACGGCGCCTCGGACGGCACGCAGGCGGCGGCCGGCGTCCTGTTCGACGCCGTGGACGCTTCGTCCGCCGACGCCGAGGGCATCGCCATCGTGCGCCTCGCCGAAGTCGCCAAGAGCGGCCTCGTGTGGGAGGCGACGCAGGACGCCACGGCCAAGACGGCGGCCTACGCCGACCTCGCCGCCCTCAACATCATCGCCCGCGACTAAGGCGCGGTAGAACGGAGAACCATCCCATGGCGACCATGGACATCTTCAACAGCGACGCCTTTTCGAGCACGTCGCTGTCCGGCTCGCTGGACAAGCTGGGCTATGTGCCCGGCCTCCTGCGCAGCCTGCCGGGCCTCTACGTCCCGGCCCCGGTGCGTACCGAGTCCATCTTCATCGAAGAGCGCGAGAACGCCCCGGCGCTGATCCAGACCAGCGAGCGCGGCGAGGCCCCGCCGAACCGCGTCGGCGAAAAGCGCAAGGTCCGCGGCTTCGCGACCGTCCGCGTGGCCCAGAAGTCCCGCATCCACGCGAGCGAGATCCAGAACATCCGCGCCTTCGGCTCCGAAAGCGAGCTGATGCAGGTGCAGACGGAGGTCGCCCGCCGGCAGCTTCTGATGCGCCGCGACTTCGAGCTGACGTTCGAGAACATGCTGCTCGGCATGGTGCAGGGCCTGGCGGTCGACGCCGACGGCTCCACCATCTACGACTGGTCGACGGAGTTCGGCCAGACGATCCCGGCCGAGGTGGACTTCGACCTCGACAACGCGACCCCGGCCTCGGGCGCCGTCCGCAAGAAGTGTACCTCTGCCGTCCGCTCCATCCTGACCGGCCTGCGCGGCCTGGGCGGCAACGGTGTGCGCATCATCGGCCTGTGCGGCAACGCCTTCTGGGACGACCTGACGGCGCACCCGGAGGTCCGCGAGACGTACCTGAATACCATGGCCGCCGCCGAACTGCGCATGGGCAACGCCTACGAGCAGTTCACCTATGGCGGCATCACCTGGGTGAACTACCGCGGCACCGACGATGGCACCACCGTGGCTGTCGGCACCGACAAGGCGAAGATCTTCCCCGTCGGCGCCGGCATCTTCCAGTGGGCGCTGTCGCCGGGAGAGTCGTTCGACTTCGTGAACACCCTGGGCCAGGAGATGTATTCCTGGCTGGTCACGGACAAGGACCGCAACGCTTGGGTGGACGTGGAGATGTACAGCTACCCGCTGCCCGTCTGCACGATGCCGCAGGCTCTGTACCGGGCCAAGCGCACCTAAAGCCCGGTCCACGACAAGCGGATGCGGAAGGGCGGTCTTCGGGCCGCCCTTCGCGTTTTCAAGAGGAAATTCATCATGCAATTCCCCATGGGCACGATCCTGAAGACCACCGGAGAGGCGGCGACCTATTCTCCAGCCGCCGCTTCCCCCGTGGCCTGCTGGGTTAAGCGGATTGGCGGCGGCCGGGTTGAACGGTTTGGCGCGGTCTCCATCGTCGTCGAGGACCTAATCGTCCACATACTGCGCGAGACGGCCACTCCGGCGGCTGGCGACACGATCTCCATCGGCGGTCAGACGTTCACCGTCGAGGCCAAGGAGCCGGTTGAGAACGACGCTCAGGGCCTGCTCTGGGCATGCCGGGTGACCTGGGGCCTGCCGGTGACCTGGAGCCGCCCGGGCGGCGAGGGTGGCCCGGTCCATCCCATCGCCTTGCCGGAGGTGGATTACACGGCCGCCGCGGCGTCATCGGGCGCGGCCTCGATCACGATCCTGGCCAGCGCGTGGCCCGATGGCTGGATCCGGGCCGGTGACCTGATCGCCATCGATGGCGAAACCTACACGGCCACGGATGACGTTGAGCCCGGCTATTCCGGCGGCTACCGATTTGGCGCCGTGCCAATCACACCGGCGCTGGTTGGCGCCCTGGCCGGTGGCGAGGTGGTGACGATCGAGGCACCCTCGGGAGCCCCAGGCGATCAGATTGTCCGCGCCGCCGTAGCCGACTACCGGGCCGAGGAGATCATGGGTGGCGTGTTGACTGGTGACCGGCGGTTGGTCGTCCGCGCCGAGGATTTCACGGGCGCGCCGGGCACCTCCGACGTGGTGACCATTGGCGCCGAGGATTGGGCCGTGGTGAGCGTCGAGGCGGTCTATTCGGGCGCCGATGTGGCGGTCTGGGTTGTGCAGGTGCGGAGGTGATGCCTCAAGGAACGAGGTCACCGATGTCAACCCCAAGCGCTCCCGCGAGGGCCTTGTACACATCAACGGTCCCGGTCTTCTTCCGGCCCTCGATTTCGGAGATATAGCCCTGGCGAACGCCGGATTTCGCGGAGAGAGCGGCCTGCGTTAGTCCACGGTGTTCCCGCCAGACCTTTACGGGGTTCTCGAAATTAACATGAAGCCGCTCAATCATGGCATGTGGCAGGAGTTCACTTCCCTCCGCCGACTTGAGGGCTAAAAGGTCTTCCAGGTCCTCCAGACGTTCCAACAAAGCATCATATTTTTCCTTGGGGACGGTGACGGTTTCCCCGGTGGGGGTGGGGTTAGGCTCAGTCATAAGCTTCACTCCGATGCCTGACATTGTGGACAACTAGGACGGTCACAATGCCGTCCTTTAGGGAGAAGAGCACGCGATAATCACCAACGCGGAGACGGCTTTCCGGGCGACCCTTAAGGGGCTTGACGTTGTTGGCCTGGGTGGACGGGTTGGCGGCAAATTGCTTGACCTTGGAAACGATGCGGACGCGGTGATTCGCCGGGATCTTCCTCAACTCTTTTTCCGCCGCGCTTGTCCACAAGATTTCCATCGTCGTCTCCGCTCTTGATGGGATCATTATCTCAAAATGAGATATGACGGTCAAGCGGAAAATATCGCGGATTGAGATATTTTTGAGGTGAGGACATGAGCATCGTCGCCGACTTGGTGAGGGCGCGGGCGCGCGCGGTTGGAGGGCACGTTGACCGTGTTCGAGCCTACGCGGACAGCCGTTTCTCCGCCGTCGACCGGTCCATGGGCGCTCACGGAACCACGCAAGGCGCGGTCGCCCTCGGCGGCGAGGTCACGCGGATCTACCCGGCTCTCGACGGCGCCGTCGGCTTCGCGCTCGAAACGCTGCGTGAGCAATCGCCCGTGCGGCGGGGCAGCTACCGCGACAGTCACACGGTCGTCGTCAATGGTAGCCCCGTGTCCTGGCCGGTTCCGGTGAAGCCGCGCGATCGGGTGATGATCCTGTCCGCTCTTCCCTACGCCCGCCGGATCGAGCAGGGCTGGTCCGACCAAGCCCCGAACGGCGTCTATGAGGTCGCGGCGGCCATCGTCGCCGCCCGCACCAACGTCGAGGTCACCGTGCAGTATGTCGCGCCCCCGGCCAGCATGGTCGGCAACGCCACGCCAGCCACGGTTCCGGCCATGGTCCTCAGGATGTCGCCATGAGCAGTTCCGCCGTCGCCGACATCATCCAAGCCCGGGTTCGCGACGCCTGGACGGCGACGCCAGTCCGGGAAGGCAACGCCGATTTTGATCCTGGCCGGGCTCCCTATCTGGAGCTTGCTTTTCCAGGCGCCGACGAAGGGCGCGCCGCCATCGGCGATGCCAGCAACCCGATGTGGGAAGAGGACGGCGCTTTCATGGTCCACCTGTTCGCGCCACAGGGCGTGGGGGACGCGGTTCTTCGAGGACTCGCCGACGAGGCGGCCGGGCTTTTCCTGCGCTGGCCGTCGCCGCCCGAGGGCTTGACGATCTGGCGGCGGATGGGGTCCCAGGCGGGCGAGCGGGCAGTCGAGGGGCGGCCCTGGGCCGGGATCTCGTTCGGGATCTCTTACACCTACCATTCCATCGGCTGACAGGCTCGACGCCACGGCCAAAACCAGAGGTCCGCCGGTGAGCGGGCCTTTTTCTTTGTCCAAAAGGAGCAGAGCCCATGGCCACGACGGGCTATTTCGCGTCCGCGCAGACGAATTCCATGACCATCGGGATTCAGCGCGAGACCACTTGGGGCACCGCCCCGACTTCCGGGACCTACGCTGGCATGCGCGTCCAGTCCTGTTCGCTCGGCGAGCAGAAGAACCGCACCCGGCCCGGCGAGATCCGCGACGACATGCAGGTCAGCGCCGCCGTGACGCAGGACGTTCAGGCGAGCGGCGGCATTCAGTTCGCCGTCAGCTACGCCAACCAGGATCTCATCTGGCCGACGCTGTTCACCGGGGACTGGAGCACGACGGTCGCCGTGTCCGCGACCGACATCGCGGCGGACGACGGGGGCAGCCAGTTCACGAGTTCGACAACCGACTTCACGGGCGAAAACATCAGCGTCGGCCAGTGGATCAAGGTCGCTGGGTTCACCACGGCCGCCAATAACGGCTATTTCCTGGTCACCAGTCTGGCCGCGAACGCACTGGGGGTGAGCCCGGCCCCGGGGGCCACCGAGTCCGCGGGCGATACCGTGACCATGGCTGGATCAGTGCTGACCAACGGAACCACGGTGAACACGTTGGCGATCCAGGAACGGTATTCGTCGAGCCTGGGCTTCATGTACGCGGGCTGCATCGCCAGCGGCGGACAGATCAACGCCGCTCGCGGACAGTTCTTCTCCGGGACCTGCGACCTGATCGCCAAGTCCGAGGCCAAGGCCGCGAGCGTGGTTGGGACCATGGGCACCGCCCCGACCGAACGGGTTTTCAACACCACCACCAACATGACCGCCGTGTCCCTGGGCGGGTCCGCCTCGGCCAAGGTCATGAGCCTGACGACGACGATCACGCGCGAAGGCGCGGCTGCGAACTTCGCCCTGGGCTCGGAGGCGGCCGTCGGCGTCGTGCCGGGATCGTTCAGCGCGAGCGGTCAGATCCAAATCTATTTCGCCGACAACACGGAATACGACCTCTACAAGGCGGAAACCCAGGTCCAGGCCTACTATCAGGTCACCGACGCCGCGGGCAACGCCTACATCGTCGACATGCCGAAGGTGGTCCTGGGGCGCGTCACCAAGGAGCGCGGCGGCCCCAACCAGCCCGTCATGGCGACCTTCGAGTTCATGGCCGATCCCGACCCCGACCTGGGTTGGACCATGGCGATCAACCGCTTCGCGGCCGCGTAACCCAGATCACCGGCCGGTGACGAGGTGGCGGCGATATCAGGGCGCCGCCACCTCACCCCTGATCCCTGACCCTGAGAGAAGAGAAAGAGCAGATAAATGAGCAAAGACAATAAGCCGTTCGACCTTGTGACCGAATTCGGCCTCGACCAGGAAAAGGTCAACGAGGGCGCTGTCCTGATGTTCGACGAGAAGCGGGGCGTTCGCCTGCGCTCTACCGACAGCGACGTGGCTCAGAAGGCGTGGGCCCGGGCTCTCGGCCCCTACACGGGCTTCCGCGAGATTTCTCCGGAAATCCAGTGCAAGATCCACGCGAACCATTTGGTGACCGGCTTGATCATCGAGTGGATCGGCGAGATCCCGGTGATCGGCGGCAAGCCACTTCCGGTGGATGACAACCCCGCCATGATCGCGGCGTTGTCCGACCTGAAACTCAAGAAATTCGTCGACATGTGCCGGAGCTTCGCCGGGCGCGATATGAACTACCGCCTCGCTCAGGAGGAGGCCGGGGAAAAAAACTCCGGGAGTGGGCGGAGTGGGCGTTCGGGTGGGGGCGAGACGCCCAAGGAATAGCCGAAATGCACATCGAGGGCGGGGAGGAACCGCCCGAGATTTGCAGGGCACCGCCTTACAGCCCGGCTCTCGAGCGCTATGTCACCGCCTTCCGCCACCTGACCAGGGACCGGGCCTCCGGCATGGGTATCGGTCCCATCCCCACGTCTGCAATCATTGTGTACGCCAAGGAAGTCGACGGCGAGACCGAGGCGCTGGAGCTGCGGAGTTATCTCCGCTTTGTTGGCGCCATCGATGATGAGTATGTCAAGGCGTGTCGGGCAAAGGCGCCGGAAGACCCGTGCGGGTGATCGCATGACCTACCCGGCCTTGGTGCTGACCAGGGGGTGAGGGCTACTTCCGGCGCTTACCTCTCTCCAGGAGAGTTGGGAAAGCGGGAATCCCAGGCCCAGGGCCGCATTTGCTCTATTCTCCCGCCCGTATCCTTGACATGATCGCCGCACGCTGAAGTGCGTCGGGACCACGCCCTGGGCAGGAGCGGGGCTTTTCTTTGGCATGTGGCTTGAGGTGAATTGGCCTGCCGCTACCATAGCCCGGCGGCTTTCTGGAAAATCTGGTAGATGGTCCGAGGCTAACTATCCAACAGTTTCAGCGCGTCAACATAAAAAGTTGCACTAGTACCCTGAACGTTCCTGTTGTCGTTTTCTGAGAATGACCATAGCGTTGTCGCTGAGGCGTGATTCAATCGAAACGCCAAAGAAAGTGGCGGGGGCCCGGCCTGAGAAACTGACCCCCCGCCACCTCTGAACCAAACCGCCCGCTTAAGGAGCGATCCATGGCTTGTGCCAAACCTAACACCAAATCCCAGAAAATTCCAAAACCAAGTGTCGTCGGCGCTCCAAAATCATGTGGCGCGGCTGACGGCTATGGTCGGAGCGCAGGAGCCTCGCCCCTTCATGCCTCATAGGCATGATCCCATGGGTCTATTCCCCATCCTTCAGGTGATCGACGAAGGTCGCCAGGCTATCACCGGCCCGCATTGTCCCGGTTCTGGCGCGGACGACCTCGTTGCGGAACCTGACCCCGACCCCGCCGTTGGGAGACGACGCACCGTTTTCAACGAACATCACGCCAGCATCTTCGAGAGCACGCTGAACGGACATGAGCGTTTCCCCAAGGGCCCTGGGGACGCCGTCGGCGGCTTCCATCCTCTGAATGGTGGGCAGGCTCAACCCGGCCTTTTCGGCCAGTTCCCTAGCGGACCAGCGTACAAGAGCGCGTGCGGCCCTAATCTGATGAGACGTTAGCATGATTTGGTTCGCATCATCCGTGATACAAATTACATTGACGCAAAAAGCGCCTTGCGATATGTAATTTGTATCATCTTTGATGGTGATGCAACCCCGGTGGCGGGGAATGAGCCTGAGAAACTTTCACCCCGCCACCGGTTCAGCGGCCCCGTTTACCAGACGCGGCCTTGTCACAACCCGCTTACGAGGAGCGGACGATGACTGACCAGACCTTGAACCAAAACGCGCTGGTTTACAACGGAGGCGAGATCCGCGCCGTTGGCGAGCGCCTGAATCTGACCGACATGTGGAAGGCGGCTGGGGCTGATCTTCAGAAGACCCCGGCGAAATGGCGCGACCTCCCATCAACTAAGGAATTTGCCGAACACGTTGGGCTCATCGTCGGAAAATCCGATGATGAGATTTTTAAAGTGGTGCGGGGTGGACCGGCCCCGCGCACTGAGGCCCACTGGCAGGTCGGTCTCGCTTATGCGAAATATCTCTCCCCGGAATTCCACATGTGGTGCAACACGGTTGTGCGTGAGCGCATGGAGGGTAAGGCCTCCGGGGTTGAAGCCGATGCCGAGTTGATCCGCCGCACGGACGGCATCGCCCGAATGTTGGCACACAAGGTGGCTGGCCTTGAGAAGGCTATCGAGGGTATCGGGACTGTCTCTCGTTTGATGGCCGAAACCATGGAGCGCAAGGACCAACGGATCGAATGCCTGGAGCAAGCCGTCCTGGAGACCGCCCAGGTGGTCAAGACGCTGGTGATCGCGAACGATCCGCGCCGCGCTGTTTCGGATTGGATCGCTCCGCTCGATATCGCCAAACGGTACGAAGTCCCTCCGAAGGGGCGCCGCCAGTTCTGCCGGGTGGTCGGTGACAAGCTGGCGAAGATCTCTCGCAGTTGGGAGATTCCCGTCAAAGCGGAGGCCGGGACCGGGAAGCGTCTGTTCACTAACGAGGTCGCCGATTTCTGGATTGAGCACGGAGGTCGTGACTACATCACTTCGCACAAGGCCAAGCTGGCTGGCCAGGGCGTTCTTCGCCTAGTCCCGAAGAAGGAGGGCTGACCCATGGACCGTCGCGATTTTCTGACCGGTGTCCTGGGTGCCGCTACCGCTACCCCGTTCGCCGCGATTGCCCGGGCGGAGGGCAACCAGGACACCGTGGTGATGCGCCTGTTTCGTGAGCACCAGAGCATTCTCGACCAAGCCGGTGATGACGGGCGGGCCGATGACGAGAAAGAAGCCCTGTTCCTGGAGGCAGATGAAGTCCGTGCAAAGCTGATGTCGGAGCCCTGCACTGGCCCCGCTGACTTCGCGGCGAAATTGATCGCCGACACCTGGAAGGGTGAACTCTACACCACGTGGGAGGTTGGCGAGATCTGGGCAGAGGCCCGGGTGTTGACCGGGACGCCGCTGTAGCCACCTGGACACCGGCTGTAATCCATGGCAACCTGCAAGGTATCAGGTTGAGAAAGTCTGGGTAAAAGGCGGCTCCACGGGGCTGCCTTTTCCTATTGTGGCATGTTTTCCCCTGACTCTTGAGGAATTCTATCGTTGGCCACTTCTGCACTCTTGAGGTTAGAGCCGCACTCAGGGCACTTTTCATCTGCGGTTCTGACGGTTGCGCCACACGAGCCACATACCTTCTCAGGTGCGACATCTCTTTGACATTTGGGGCAGACTGTCGCCTGGAAGTGTATGGGGGAGCGGCAATGTGGGCAGTCCCTTAGGTTTTTCAACGCCTCAGAGACTTCATCAACAGCCGATTGGACGGAATCGTGGAATTCCTTCTGTACAGATAGGGCTCTGAAAAACTGAAAAACAGCGACGACGGCAACTCCACCGCATAGGATTATCAATAGGTCTCTCATTTTTTCTCCTCCGTATGGTAGGTGCCGAATCCTGGCATACCAAAGGATGGAATCAACTCATAAATCATGGCTGCATCCAAATGGCCCTGATTGAACCGTAGTGCCTTAAGCCCGCCATCGCGCGGGCCTTTCCTTTTTCCGGAGCCCGACATGGCCCAAGAGATCAACGTCATCATCGACAAGATCGTGATCGACGACAGTGGAGCCGTGTCCGGCGCTGCTCGCGTTGAGAGCGCCTATGAGCGTGTGGCCAGGGCCTCCGGAACAGTGACCGATGGCGTCATCGCGGCCAGTGATGCTATTAGCTCCATGCTGGGGAATCTGGGCTCCGTGGCCACGGCAATGGGGCGAACCGCTGTCGCCACGGCGGAACTTTCCGCGCGCCTCGTCACTGCCGACCGCGCTTGGATGGCCCTGGACTATACCATGGCCGCCGCGCAGCATGGCGCGCTTGGACTTCGGCGTGAGATCGCCGAGACGGTCGTTGAGACCACGCTGTTTGGTGAGGAGGCGGAGCGCGCGTCGAGGGCCTGGGGGGCGTTGTCCCGTATCGCTGCTGGCGCGGGCATTGGATTGTCCATCGGGGGGATGCTCGCGGCGGCGCAGGATTACCAGCAGGCACAGGCGGTGATCCAAAGGACCGCCGGGGAATCCGCCGACATCGTCGAGCGTGCTGTGTACCGCATTTCGCAGGCGTCTGGCGCGTCATTCACGGCGATGGCTGATTTGACCAAGGCCATGGACGAGCTTCCAGGAGGGACGGCCGAGGCGCTTGGTGCGATCGAGGCCGTCGCCCTGTCCATGGCCCAGATGCCTGGGGCGGCTCAGTCCGCCGAAGCGGCGGTCACTCAGTTCACGCAGGCGATGCAGAGCGGTGTCCTCCGGGGCGACGAATTCAATTCCATGATGGAGCAGGCCCCCGCCTTGGCCGATGCCTTGGCGAAGGGCTTGGGTGTCACGCGCGGAGAAATGCGCGCCATGGCCGAGGACGGTGAGTTGTCCGCGGCGCGTGTTTCTGATGCTCTGCGGTCGGTGCTGCCCGAACTGCGCGATATGAGCGCACAAATCGGCCTGACCTTGGGGCAGCAGATCCAGCAGGTTGAGAACGCTTATACCCGATTTTCTGGGCAGGTAGACGCCCGCGCCGGGGCGTCTCCGGTCATCGGTGAAGCCCTTGGCGGCGTGACCCAGCGCCTCGAGAGCATGCAGGGACAAAACGCGGCAGTCGCCATCATGGAACGGGTCGCGACTGTGGGTGGACTCGCCGCTGACGCAATGTTCCTTCTGGCCGACAATATCGGCCTGGTGGTCGGGGCTTGGGCGGCGTGGACCGGCCTTAAGGCTGTCGCAGGCATGGCGCTTTTTCAGCGGTCTCTTGTGACTGGCCAGGTCGCCATGCAGGGATTGGCGGGCGCGGCCATGAAGGCTGGGCCGGTCATCCAGGGCACCCTTGAGGCGACCGGCATGTCCGCCATGCGAGCCCAGCGCGCGGTTGTTGGTCTTCAGACGACCTTGAATAGTGGCTTTACGCGGAACGCCGGAGCGGTCGGCCTCGCGGCCACTTTCGGGGTCAACCCATTGTCCGCCCTGCTCCTTGGCGTGCAGGCCGTGACGGCTGGGTGGTTGCTCTACGAGAGCCGTGTCACGGATGCGCAGGAGGCGAGCCAAGCATTTAACCGGGCGAGCGATGCAACCCGCGGAACCATTGTAGCTGAAGCGGCGTCTATCGACGATTTGGCAAAGCGGTACACGGCTCTCAGCGAGGCTCAACGGGAAGTCGCCACGACGACAGCCATCAACGGCATGGCTGACCAAGAGAAAGAGATACTACAAGGCATTGACCGGATGAAGGCGTCTATCTCTGGTCTCGCAAGAGCGGCGCGTGATGACGTGGACGCAGCCGGGTTTGGAGAGGCCTATCGCGAACTTTTCGCCTCTTTCAAGGATATGTCTCAGTCGGCCGGAACCGCAGACGAGGCGACTCTTCAACTCCAGATGCGGCTACGTGATCTGGCGAAGGAGGCGGAAGGGCCCGCCCAAGAGCAATTGAATGCCCTGGCGAATGAGGTTGGGCGATTTACCCCTGAAATTCAGCAGGCTGCGCGTGAGTACGACAAATTCAGAGCTATGCAGGCCGTAGCCAATGGCGACTTGGAGCGGGCCCGGGAACTGTGGCCAGAATTGGCTGATGGTATCCGGGGCGCCGGGGATGCGACCGAATACTTAACGTCCAAGGATTCCGCCATCGAGTCATTCCTTGAGCGCGTGTCGAGTGCCGAGGATGCCAACCCGATTCTCCTGGAGATGGCGGAACGCATGCACGCCGTCGAGATTGGCGCCCTGGCGATGGCCGCCGCCCTGCGGTTCGACAATGGCGATTGGGGCCTGGCGGAACTTGAGGCCTTCAACCAAGCCCTAGCGGATCGATGGTCCAAGGGGTGGTCGAACACCGATAGGGCGGGCTCGCGTTCCGGTTCATCTGGCAAATCCGACGCCGAGAAGCAGGCTGACCGGCTTCGCGACGGCATCGCTTCGATCAACGAGGAACTGGCCCGCTCGACCGAAGAGGAAGCTTTGCGCCTCGCTCATGCGAACGACAACGAGGCCGTCCTAAAGACGGAACTGGCTCTACTCGACTACCGGAACAAACTTACCGATCTGGGCGCCGAGAACGCGGCTCTTACCGCCGAGGGCTATCGGGATCAGGTTGCCGCCCTGGAGGAGCAGCGCCGGGTTCGCGAGGTTCTGGAGACCCTGTCCGACACGCGCGAGGACATCGCCCAGTCCCGGGAGGACATCCGCCTTGAGACCCAGTACCTGGGCGACCAGACGAGCGAGTACCGCATTCAGGTCCAGCTTCTGGAGCAGCGCCGCCGTCTGACAGCCGCGGGCGCCACGGACGCCGAGATTGCCGCCGCCGGGCTTGAGAGCCAGGTCCGCGCGATGGTCGCGGAGCAGGATTATCTCGACGCGGTTAAAAAGACCCAGGACGATATCGAGGACATCTCGCGCGGCGCCGCGAATGACCTTGCCGGGGCCTTCGCCAAGGGCATTGTCGAGGGCGGGTCGTCCGGGCTGGACGCGCTGGGGGATGTGTTCGCGCAGTGGTACATGGACCTCCAGCGCCAGTTGCTCATGCGCCCCTTGCAGATGGTCACCGACACGGTCGTCGGCGGCATGTACGGGGGCGGCGTCCAGGGCGGCATGACCCAGGGCGGTGGCGGGGGATCGTCTCTGCTGTCCTTGAGTAGCCTGGACAGCCTCTTCTCTGGCTCCAATGGCGTCGTCCCCGGGACGACGGGCTACAACTTCGCCACTTCGAGCATGGGCCAGGGCCTTGGTCTGTCGTCGACCGTGGCCAGTGGTCCGCCACTGCCGCTTTATGGATCGGGTCCGTCGTCCTCGTCCTTGGCGTCCTGGGCTCAGGGCGGGACCACAGTGCTTTCCCCGGCGGGAACGTTCGTCGGCAATGGCCTCAACAACCTTGGGTGGGGCAGCCTTGGCGGCTTCGGCGGCAGCATGATTTCCCAGGGACTTCTCGGCCAAAAACCGAGCATCGGCGGTCAGCTTGGCGGCATGGCGGGTGGCTTCCTTGGTGGATCCCTCGGGGGCGGGATAGCCGCGCTAGGTTCTTTCGGAGGACCGGTTGGGGCCATTGCTGGCGGCCTCCTCGGGACAATCGGCGGAGATTTCATTGGCGGGCTGTTCGGCCCAGGTGAATCCGTTGGTCCGAACTGGGCTTGGACCGGCGGCCCGGGGAAGGCGACTTTCGGCGCCGACAATGGCGCCGATGTCAGCGATGCCAAAAACGCGTTCTCTCAGGTCTACGACGCCGTGGACGAGTTCGCGCAGATGGCCGGGCTGGATAAGGCTACCGGGAAGCTGAAATCGAGTGTGACATGGTTCGAGGACTCCGCCACGGCGACCGCGAAAGTCGGCGACAAGATCGAGGAGTTCTCCAGTGTCACCGAGGCCCTGGAGTGGGTCACCCAAGAGCTTGTCGCCAGGACCGATGATCTCCCGGACATGATGCGGACTGTCGCTGAAAATGCGTCGAGTTTGGACCGGATGACCGCCGCGTTCCAGGGTTACGCCGCCGTCATGGACGTCATGGAGGCGATGGACCCGAAGCCGACGAACGACTGGATTCAAGCGGTCGAGACGGTCAATGACGCGATGGACGCCCTTTCCAAGGGCGGCGCGACAAAATCACAGGTGGCGGATTTCCGCGCCGAGGCTATGTCCTCGATCAGCGGGAATTTCGATCGCGCCGTAGCGGCTGACATGAAATCTCTGGTCGATCCTATCGGGTCCGAGATGGACGAGTTGTCCACTCGCGCCAAGGAATTGCGTCGGACGGCTCGGATTACCGGCGGGGATATGTCCGCCGTCAACGAGTACATCGCGCAGATGGCGAGCGACATCCGTGCGGAAGGCCGCGGATTTGACCGCGATCTTGGCCAGCAGATTCGTGAGATCGAGCGCCCATGGGCGGCCTCTCTCGAAGCGATCTCTATTATGGAAGATGACCTGCTCAAGCAGGCGCGCGAGGTTGGCGGCAGCACGAGCCGAGTATATACGCTCATCGAGGCGGAGATGGGCCAACTCAAGGAGAGTCGAATCTCTTACTTGAAGGGGATCGATCAGCAAATTGCAGCGCTGCGCGGCAAGGATGAGGCTGCGGCACTTATTGAGTGGGAGATCTGGGCGGACCAGATGCGGGCGGAAGCCGAAGCCGCGGGGGCGATGTCGACGGCATCGGGCCGCCGGAAGGTCGAGACGCTGATCGATCTCCGAAAGCAGGAGATTGCCGAGATCGCGGGCACGACGGCGGCTATCGAGGCGCTGATCGATAAAGCCCAGAGCCTCCAGGACTGGGTGGATGCCTCCGTGCTGGGGTCGAATTCAAGCCTGACGTCGGAGAAAAAGCTGACCGAGGCCCAGGCCCAGTTTTCCGAGCAGATGGCCCTTGGGGTCGATGCCGACGTCTCGGCTCTGACCGGTGCCGCTGACGCTCTCCTCTCCGCGAGCAAGGACTACTACGGCGGCACGGCGACCGCCGGGTTCGGCGCCATGGAGAAATGGGTCTATAGCTCCATCGCGCAGATCGGCGAGGCCCTGGGACAGACCATCGACATCCCCGCCTTCGCCGACGGTGGCTTCCATGCCGGGGGTGTGCGGCTGGTCGGTGAACTTGGTCCGGAGATCGAGGCCACGGGGGCGGCGCGCTACTGGAGCGCGGCCAAGACGGCGGAGATGCTAGCGCCGCGCATGGTCGCGCCGATGGCCTTCCCGCAGATGTCCTTCGGTAGCGACATGATGGCGCCGCTTATCCGGGAGATCGCGGGGTTGCGACAGGACAACGCCACGCTCCGCGATGAGGTCAAGCGCCTGCGGGCCGCCGTCGAGGGCGCCGGTGTGGCGACGGTCGCGGCTGTGGACAGGGGCACGGCGGTGCAGGGTGAGACGGCCCGTGCTACTCGGATGATGGCGAGGGTCGCACGATGACCCGCATGCTTTGGCTGGTGGAGATCCCGGACGCCCTGGACGCCAATGGCGCCCCAGCGCCTCTGCGGTGGGCCTCCCCGGGGTATACGTCCTATCCCGGGGACACCCCTGGGAATGCGATCTACTGGGACCGACTGGTCCAAATCGGCTCGTTTCAATCGACGATCTGGAGCGGTGGCGCCCTAGCCGCTACGGTGCAAATCTCCTCTGGCTCGGTGACCATTGCAAATCCAGATGGCGGCTGGGATGGGCTCGACGGCTACGCCATCGCCGGGCGCGAGGTCATCGTGCGGCGCGGACCGGAGAAGGGCCACATGCCGGATGATTTTCCGATTTACTGGCGCGGACTGGCTGGGCCACCGGAGGTCGACTGGACGGGCGTCGTGATCCCACTCGTCTCCAGACTGGATGAGGCTTTGTCCAAGCCCCTGACCGAGGGGACCTATGCGGGGGACAATGTCCTTCCGGATGGCGTGGAGGGTGGGGAGGGTCTAGAGGGCAAGGACAAGCCGTTTGGCCTAGGGACTCTCCAGTACGTGCAGCCGGTCGAGGTCAACACCTCGCGCCACATTTATCACATCAGCGTGGACAGCGGGTTCGCTGGTCTATCGTCCATAGAAGCCCATGAATCTGCTGGGCCGATCACTCTGGGTGTGGAACGGGCCGATGTAGCAGCCCTGGAGGCAATTGCGCCGACGAGCCTGACGTTCGATTGGTGCCTGGACGCCGATGGCCTGTACATCCGGCTCGGGTCGTCGCCGTCTGGCGTTATCACGGTCTCGATCGTCGAGGCCTCTCCCGCCACATCCTCGACGGCATCGGCCTTGGTGGCGCGGCTGCTGACCGGACCCGGCGGGCTGGATTCCGGCGTGCTCGACGCGGCCTCCTTCGCGGCCTTCGCGGCGGCGGCCCCCGGGCAGGCCGGGGACTGGGATGCTGGCGGCGGATCTGTCGGAGATATGGTGGCCCGGCTGCTGGCCGGGACCGGCGGCGCCCTTGTGGAGTGGCTGGACGGCACCATTGGAATCGTGAGGCCGGAGCGTGCGGTGACCGGCGCCACGGTAGGGACGATCCGCGAGGACCAGTTTGTCCTTGGCCATTTGCCAGATCGGATGCAGTCGGCGGTTCCCCCGCGTACTGTCAAGCTGGCCTGGGGGCACCGCTGGACCACGTTCACCGCCGACACCATCGCGGGGACAGTCGTCGCGTCACTCCCGACCTTGCGCGATGCGGACAACATGGTCTCCGTCGACAGCGCGACCGTCGCGGCACGGTATCCGACTAGCGACACGCTGACCATCGAGACGCGGCAGATGGAGCGGGCCGAGGCGGAGGCCTTGGCGTCCTGGCTGCTGGAGCAAAGGGCGTTGTCTCCGCCCCTGGTGGTGACCGTCCACGCCGACGACGCTATGGGTATCGACATCGGCGACAAGGTAGCTTTCCAGACCTCGCGGGGCTTCGACTTGCCTGCCGAGGTCACCGTGATTGGACGCGACAGCCTCGCGGGCCAGGATTTGACCTCTCTGACGGTGTGGTGAGATATGGCCGCTGAAAACAACGTGCTGTTCGTGGCGCCCGATCAGGTGCTGGGGCAGGACTACTATCCTGTCGGGGTGTCTGGCGGGGCTTGGCAGACAACGGCGCCAGCCTCGAACATCCTGATCAAGGACCGAGCCGTGGTCGCCAGATCCGTGGACACCAGCACATCGTCCACGAAGATGGTAGTCGACCTAGGGACGCCGCGAGAGATTTCGGCGGTGGTGGTCCCTTGGCACAACCTTAGCGTCACGGCGCGGACCCAGGTCTCTCTTTACATGGACAGCGGGTTGACGAACTTGTCTGGTACCATGGCCTGGGCCGATGTTTATCCTGAAATGATTGAGTTCGGGGCCGTGGAATGGGGGCACCCGTCCGCCTGGAACGGGCGCCCCACGGCAGAGAGCATTAGGACAAACCCGGCCCCGGTTATCCATCTAGCAGAAGGGTTTATCACTGGTCGATATCTCTTGGTTGAGGTCGACGACACTGGGAATGGGAATGGCTATATCGAGGTCTCCAGGGTCATCGCTGGTTTCGGCTATCAACCATCGATCAATGCGTCTTATGGTCTCTCGACGAGCTATGTCGATCAGTCCATTGTCGTGCAGACGCTGGGTGGGGGAATAAAGTCATCTGGCGGAGCAAAGAGGCGGGTCGTGAGCGGGGCGATCAACTTCTTGCCGACCCCGGAATCCATGGCGTCTCTCGGGGATATGCGGCTCACGCTTGGGAGTACGGGAGAGGTATTTTTCTGCCGCGACCCAACTGACCTAATCAACCGAAATCGAAATGCGTTCGTTGGCCATTTCTCCGATGCCGGGGAGCAGACGGATTCTGCATTCGATCGGCAGGACAACAAGTTCTCGATCGAGGAGATCACATCGTGACGGACATTTTCTACGCCAATGGCGTGGCTTTTGATGTCGACTGGGTCGGGCGCGCCTACCTTGACGCGGAGACTGGCCTGATCGCTTTCCTGCGAGCCTATCTGGCAGACCAGGGCCGGGCGCTGACCGGCGGGTCTACCACGGAGGCGACTATCGGGACCGGTGAAGTGACGCTGACGGTCACCGAAAACCGCCCTTTCGCCCCCGGCGGATGGGTAATCATCGCCGATCGGTCCGCTCCGACGACCAACTGGATGGTCGGGCAAATATCCGCGTATGATGCTGAGACTCGGGAACTCGCGGCGTCCGTGTCTGGAACTGCCGGGAGCGGCACGATCTCGGATTGGGTCGTGTCTGCATCGGGGCCGCCGACATCGTCGCAGGTCCCAGCCGATGGCGCTGTTACCACGGCGAAGATTGCAGATGGCGCTGTTACCACGGCAAAGATTGCAGATGACGCTGTTACCACGGCGAAGATCGCCGACGGCGCAGTCACGACAGCCGCTGTAGCCGGAGGTCTTGGGCTTGTCCCGACTGGAGTTGTGCTGGACTGGGCGCTCCCGACGGCGCCTAGTGGGTGGGCGTTCTGTGACGGCTCCGCCTTGACAACGGAGACGCCCGGGGGATTACGTCAGGCGCTAATTGATGCTGGATCCCCATTTGGTGTCGATGGGTCGGACCCGCTTCTGCCGGACCTGCGAGGCCGGGTTGGCGTTGGCCGCGACGACATGGGGGGCAGCGCCGCTGGACGCCTGACCACCGGCGGGAGCGGTGTATCTGGAACGACGCTCGGCGCCGCGGGGGGCGCGGAGACCGTCACCCTGACGACGGCGCAGATCCCGTCGCACCGGCACACGGTCGGGACAACGCCGATCAGCGCGGCGCGAGACAGTGCCGGGACACCTGGTGCGACGCAGGGAGGCGATAACACGGGATACCTGGGCGGCGGCGAGTCGCACAATAACGTCCCCCCCGCCCTGGTCCTCAACAAAATCATCAAGCTGTGAGGCGTTGCGATGCGAATTTCGATCATTCCGGCGGACCAAATGGTGATCATTGACGGCGCCCCCGTTTTCCTCGACCCCTGGCCCGGCGGCGCCGAAGGCATTCATGCCATTCAGTGGCAAGAGACCTATGGTCAAGTCGAGCCTGCGCTTGGAGCCCAGTACCGCATCGACGCCCTGGGGCCGTACCGGGACATCGTGGACGCCGCGCTCGCGGCGATCGGGGCTCGTCCGGAGGCCTGACCGCTCATCTACCGCCCGCCCCCGAGCGGGCTTTTTTGTGCCTGGAGACCAGTATGACCGATGAGCAGCAGGCGGCGCGAGACGCCTTTCATATCGCCGGAGGGCTTGGGGGTTATGTCGCCATGGCTGCCGGGGCGCGCCTC